AATCTTAACACCCATAAGGCTTGCAAGGTTCACTAGAAGCCGCTTAATTGCAATAGTAACGCCGTTTACAACTGGCATAACCTTTGAAAGAATTGGAATAAACAGCTGTCCTGCCACCATTCCGACTTCTTTCATATTGTTGCTGAACTGGCGTAACATGTTACTTGGACTGTTAATCGTATTGGCTAAATCACCCCAAGATACTTTTGATTGGTCTAGTATTGCCAATACTCTTAATTGCTGTTTTTCCATCTGTGTCATTTCTGATACAGACTTGGAAATGCCTAAATTGTAAGCATATGTCGCTAATGTAGCATTGGTAATATCAATACCATACTTATACAATGCTCTTGATTGACCGATTAAGCCACTTTGTAAGTTCTGTGCAACCGTTTTATAGTCCACATTAAAAAGCGAGCTTATATCGCCTGCGAGCATTGTCATTGACTTTGTTATAGCCGTTGTCGCTTCACCAGTCTGTCCTAACGAATTAGTAACAGAAGCTAACTGTGAAGCGTGCTGCGTTATCTCTTGTATGTTAAGTCCTAAGTTTTTTGCTCCACTTTCTTCAAGTAAGCCACCTTGAACATTAACTTTAAGTCCGGACAGCTTTCCAAGAGTATCATTTACTCTGTTCTGAAAACTTTCTGCGTATGCTGTTGCGTTATCATATCCGTACTTTTCGTAATCCTTATCCCATTCTGAACCGATTTTACCAAATGCAACTGCTTGATAGTTAAATGCTTCAATGTAATCTGTTGTTGATTTTATAGCTTCTATAAGTTTCTTACTGCCACGAATTACCATAAAATAAGTGGCATAAAACTTGCCTATTGCACTTGCTAAGCTCCAACTACTTCTAGTTGCTGTCCTAGCACTTGTAGAAACGCCATACAGCGACTTTTGAAGTGAGTTTGAAGAAGTACCCACCTTGCTACCTTGACTAGCAAGATTAGCCAATGCGTTAGTCATTTGAATAACATTCTGGCTTACTGTTGGTGCTCTTGATAGCGTTGTCATTAAGCCATTTAAAGCATTGCCTAGCTTTGGAATGTTTACAACGGCGTTTTCTATACTTTTACTGCCTAATTTGCCAAGTGACTTTGCAAATTCTGTGACCTGTGTTGCATTTTGCGGAATAGCTGATATACTCGCAACTGCCTTTGTGACAGCTTGAAGTGATGTAGCTGTGTTAGCAAGTGCGGCTGAATCAACAGAACCTATCTTTGTAATATTCTTGGCAAGTCTTGTAAAATCTGCTGTTCCTGCGTTCATATTCTGCATAGCAGAGCCTAACTGACTAACGCCGTTTGCAAGGTTGCTTAATGATGAGCCATTCACAGTCGCAAGTGATGTAGATAGCCTTGTAAGCTGATTTATCAGTTTATCAACAGAATTGATAGCTTTAGTGGCAGTACCGGTAATTTTGACTTCTAATGAATCTAATTCCACGCCTTAGCCCCCTTTTATAGGATTGTTGGCGGTAGTCCTTTCTTTTCAGTCTGTGCCGCCCATTTTTGCTCATTGAGTAACATCAGCTGTAACTCCTTATCATATGTATCTTCTTCACTTTCTTCTGTTTTTTCTGATAAAATAGCTTGTTTAGGATATTCAATGTGTACATCTTTATTAAATGCTGCACCTATTCCGCAAGAAATAGCTGGAATTGCATAAACTAAAAACCAGTTATACATTTCTGAATCGCGATTTTGCCTATCAATCTTTTTGCCTTTTGCGTATAGTAATAATTTTGTAGGTGTCATTTTTAAAAAGTCCGAATAACTAACGCCTAGTGAACTGGCTAAGACAAAGTATTCTTCCCAGATTATTTTGTGGAAGTCTGCTTTTTCTTGTGGTCTTGTGGAACTACTGTCGGCTTCTTCTGTTCCTGTGTCGCTTCTTCCACATTGTTCGCCATTTCCTCTAACATCGCTGTTATTCCCGACAGCTCGAAAAAACCATCATCTTCCATCGCTTTCTTGATTTCTTCAAATAACGCTCTATATCCGTAACTCTTATCTGTCTTTCTCTTTTCTGTAATATATGCTCTAGTGAGTCCCTTTGCTTCATCCATTGTTACAGGGTTATTGTCAATACAACCTGCATAAATGGCTAATATGCAAATCTCTGGCACATCTGCTGTCATATTTGCTAAACCGTCAAAAGAAGCCTGTGCAACGCTTTTATCTGTCTGTGCAAGTAAGTAAGAACCATTTACGACGCTAAACATCTTCTGCACTATCTCTTTGCATTCTGCCGCGCCAAAAGAGAACTCAACTTTGTATTCTTTTCCATTTACATTAATATTCATCATAATTTTCACCCTTTCCCACCCTATCGTCCATATAGGGAAAGGTGCGGATTTTACACCGCACCTACCTTTTAAAATAATTATTCTGTTACATCATCAAGATATGATGTGTAGTCGGCTGTTTTGGCGTTTGTACCACCAATCGACACAGCCTTTGATTTAGTCGATTGGCTTATTATTCCCCCACCTTTGTTACTGTGAATGTGCCACCAGCACCCTCGACAACTTGAAGCTTGTCTGTGCATTCGATAGGTGAAGTGTTAGGAACTGCTGTTACTGTCATTTCAAGTACCGAATCAGTACCAGAAACATCATTAGGCGTTGCTGTTACCTGCCCCACAAATGCGTACTTAGCAACCGCGCCTAATCCGTCAGAACCATATAACTGAATAATATCTAACTGCTTACCCTCTGCCTTGATTAAGTCCTGCAAATAAGCCTTTTCAAGGTTTCCTGTGTAAGTTTTAGCGTCAGATGTTTTGATACCCATTAAGAATGTCTGTGAATCATCTTCAAATGTTGTACTTTCAACTGTGTTAGGTGCTGATACTGGTGCTGAAATCGACTTAGCCGCAACCATTAACTTGTATGAGCCTGCAAAACCATCTTCGCTATGCTCCTTGTAGATAACCCTAGCTTTATAACTTGTACTTGCCATTGCCTTGTTTACCTCCTAAAAATTTGCAAAAAAATAAGAGCATTTCTGCTCTTTGTTACATTAATCTGTCATTTGCCGCTATCATTCGTCTGAATCTAGCGGTACTCTTATGTACTTTATTGCTGATTGAGAACTCTGGCATTGCGTTGCCTTGAAATCTCATTGTCTTAAACGTATCTGTAATTATCGCCATAACCTTGCGACAGTCAGACTTGCTTGTGTTAGTGGTAACATCTACTTGGAATGTTGCTAACAATGCGTTGATTGTCTGTCCGTCAAGTGTTTGTCCTTGCTCTACCGCTGGCAATAGATGTATGTATACCGTTGGGAATACTGCCTGACCACTGCTTTCTCCCTCATTTGTTATAACTATTTTGGGGTATGTTTTCTTTAATTGTGTTAGAGTTTTAACCTTGACAAGTGTTGTGACTGTGCTTTCAAGGTCTATCGTCCAATCGTTTGCATTTGCCATTAACTAAACACCTCTTTCGCTATACGCTTATACTGATTAACAATTTCCATTGTGGCGTTATACATAGGCATTGTAGCCTTGACGCCGTGTGTGTAGTGCCATTGATTATCATTACCTAAGTAGTACCAGCCATCTTCAAATGCGTGTATCTGCCCTGGGTAAGTTCCAACACCTAACCCTAGACTATCAGCTTTGGGGTTTTCGTTACCGCTGTTGTAATAAATACCTGCACCAAATTCAATCGCTAACAGTGTGTAAAATGGCTCTCTATCTTCTACCTCAATAGTTTTGCCAGTAGCAATCAAAATGGCTTGGTATCCGTCTTGAATAGGCTTTTTGTCAACTCTCAATGTTACTGTCCTACCTAATGGACTTTCATTAACGCTCATAATTGCCGCTTTGTCGCCTAATTCTGCTAGTCGTTCAACAAGCAATTCACACTTGTACTGTAATGTTTGCTTATATAGTTGTAGCTGTCTTATTGCCCCTTGTATTGAGCTTTCCGATAAAGATACATTAATTGTATGTTTAGCCATAAATCACCTACTTTACAACCGCTTTAAGCATATACTTAGTTGAACACAATGCCGGTTTCGTACCTACAATCGTGAAGTCCGCTGATGTTTCATCAATAAGGCTATCATCTGTGTATGTAGGCTTGCTATCAAGCCAGATAAGGTCGCCTTTTTGAACAGGCAACATATTCCTATCTGTCAGTAAAATAGCGTCAAAATCAGCGGTATCAAAGCCGTATTCTTTACTCTGCGCTTCTCCACCGCTGAACGATATGTTAGCCTTAAAATCAACAGGCTCTGAAAAACCTGTTTTCTCTTCAAGGACTTTGGGTATCTTATTTCCCTCGTCATCAAGATAAGGAATAAAATTACCTTCTGTGTCGGTATATCCCTCATAAAGGATATTGCCATCATCATCTCTTTCGTAGATAGTAACAGTTTGTCCTTGAAGTGAATACTTCATAGCCTGCTTATTAATGTCAAGCATTTACTTCACATCCTTGCCGAAACGCTTCCATAAATCGGATAACTTCTCCCAGCCAAACATTGCAACAAACGCAACGATAAAGCCTGCCATAATAGCCGCAAGTATCATATACCACAGTATCGTCATATGAATGTACTGCATATATGCGATAAACGCCGTAACTGTGATACCGATAGATAAAATGAACACAATTATGTCCGTAGGTACTTTATTAAATATGCTTATATTCTTGATTACCTGTGTAATTACAGATACAAGAAAAGCAATAGCTCCGATGATTGCTAATATAAGTGTCATATTTGCAATTAATGTCTGAATAATATCCATTATCTACACCTCCTTGTCATCATTAAGTCTTGTCTCTATGCCATCAATTCTGTGATGTGCTGACTTAACACTTTCTTCAACTTTAACTATCCTACTATCGTGAGAATTAAGTTCTTTCCGCATTTCTGTGACTTCGTTCTTAATCTCCGTTGTATTGTTGGATATTGCGTCAAGTTTCATATTTATTCGCGTGTTCTCTTTTACACGCTCTTCAAGTTCTACTCTGTCACTTCGTTTATCATTCTTAGAGTTGAATGATAAACTGAAAAATCCGAAAAAGACGGAAAAAGCAACTGAAATTATGCTTATAATTACTGCTATTGGCATTGATATACCGCCTTTCTAAATTAATAGGCACACCGCCCACCACCCTTAATGTGTGCCGCCTGCTAACATATTGCCGACATCAGCAAAATGCTAACGCACAATCTTCTATAACACTTTAGCAAATGGAAATACCCCAACAAATAAGCTATCTCTGTCTCTCCAAGTTCTGTTTACGCCATTCTCATTGTAACTTGACATAAATGCTTCGCCTGCCTGTGAATGGTCATAGACCGCAAGATTAACGATAACACTTTCAAATTTCTTCAGATCATCGGTTATCATTTCATCTGTGTAGCTGTCGGGGTAGTTTCTTCTTGCCTTTACATCTTCTGTAGCCTGCTTAATCAGCTGTTCGATTATCGGATTATCTTCTTTGCTATCGAACACTACCACATCAGATGTTGTTTCATCATCATTTGTGACTGTATCAATATGAAATTGTTTAAGTCTGATTTTAACTTGCTCTAATGTGGTGTATTCCATAATTTCAGCTCCTATAACCCTAATTTCTCAATTAACAGTTCTTTAAGTTCTGCTCCTGTAAGCTCCATTGCGTTCTCAATACCTTGTTCTAAGGCAAGTGTCTGCAAGTCCGCTGTTGGCATACGCTTAATAGCTGTTTTTGTGTAATCGCTTGTAGGTTGAGCAGGGAACTTGTCCTGCTCTTCCTCATACTTAAGCTCATCTCCATAAACAGCTTCCTGTCTTGCATTATCTGCTGTTACTTCTTCGCTCTGCTTTGCGGCGTTGATTTTATGTCGTCTTAATAACATATAAACACCTCTTACTTTCCAAACTTAGCAAGAACAACCTTAGAATCATTGCTAAGAACAGCTGTATAGTGTTCATCGCCAGAGATAACAGTTGTCTTTGCAAGAATGTCTCTGTCAGATTCAATCTCAACGCTTCTCTTCATATAGATTGTAAGTGCGTTCTCTTCCTCTGACACGCCATCTGCACCTGCGTCTTCGTTAGGGTCATCTGCTGACACGATAACAATAGGGCAAGCGTAGAACTCTGTTGTAACAGCCTTTAACTTGCTACCTACCTTAATTTCTTTGTCCTTTGGCTTAAGCGTATGTGCAAGTGCTGTGTCAAGATGAACATTAGTTGAATCCTCGCTTGTCGCGTCAGCTACAACATTGATTGTTCCTGTTGCATCATCAAGCTCATACTTAATCAGCTTAACTTTCTTAGACTTAACAACCTGTGCTCCTGCAATAGAACCGATAGTGCCATTCATAATTACATTAAGTGGGTACTTGTCATTGCTCTTGAAATCATCATCATTAAGCAATGTGGCTTCCTGCGCCGGATTAATGAATAATATCTTTGTAAGTGATGAATCTGATTCATCATCAAATTTGCTATTAGCTGCTACAACTGCTGAATAGCTGATAGGTGCTGCTGTTCCATCGTAATCAATAGGTGCTGTGCAAAGTGCGTCATAGCTGTCATTATCAACCTTTGCAGCGATTGACATAGCAATCTGATTAATAGCTGTACCAAGTGGGTCGCCATAACCAGATAATACTGATTCATCTGTAAGCTCTACAGCCTTACCTGCTTTCTTAACCTTTGCTTCTGTTGTAGATGTTGTAAGTACTGTTGTACCCATAGCAACACCTTCTGCTACATCTTCTGCGTCACCAATATAAGCATACTTTGGCACAACAATTGTGCTTCCCGGTCTGCCTACAAGTGTTGTATCAACTCTTGCGATAGGTGAGAACTTAATCTTCTTTGGCAACTTAGCTGATACCATATCAGCCATTACCTGTGGATCTACTAAATTTGCTAACTTAGTCTGTGGCATAGTTTGTTTACCTCCGTTTTCTACTCTGTGAACTTCTTATAAAGTTCTGGATTCTTATTTTTGAACTCCACTCTTTCGTGGTAATTCATCTTGTTGAACTGTTCCTGTGTTATCGTGCTTTCTTCTCCACCGCCTGCATTAATAGCCGGTCTCGATTTAAGCCACTCTGCCTTAGCTTCTTTAACCTGTCTTTGCACTTCATTGGCAATTACAGTTGCTATAAGGCTATGGTCTGCATCTGCAACCGCCTCAATCAAAGAATCAATATCATTTCCATCGCCTATAACTTTCTGATAAGCGTTGACAGCTTTCATATGATTAAGCTCTTTGCTCATATTCTCGAACTTTTCAGCCTGCAACTTTTCAGCTTCTGCCTTTGCTTCTGCTTCCTGTTCTTCTGCTGTCTGCTTTGAGCGAAGTTCTTTCTTGTACTTAGCTGCTTCTGAACTGGCTTTATCAGAAGCGTTCTTATACTTCTCTTTTTCAGCTCTTTCACTAGCAAGCTGTGCCATAAGTTCTTCTACACTAGGTGTCTGTTCTTCGTTCTGTGGCTCATTATTAGTTGTTGGTTCTGTTGTTGTGTTAGTTACATCTGCCATAATTTCTTTACCTCTGCTTTCTGCGTTTTTTGTTGTTCTCTCAACTTCTTGCGATATTTGTATTGCCCTTTCTCTAGGGCATATAAAAAGCCACAAGGCATTTTCTACCCTGTGGCTCAATATCAATTATTTATCTGTTCTGCTCTTATCTATAACTGGACTATTTTCTGTCTGGTCTGATAAGTCTTGCATTGTGCGGTCTTTGTTAGGTGATTGTTCGCCATCTCCGCCCTCCGCTTGGTTCTGTGTGTCTTTGTTGATTATACTGTCTTGATATGCCTTAACCATCTCTCCACTTCTTGCTACAACATCGTTAGGGTCATCAAAGAATGGAATTGCATCAACTGTATCTTTAAGGCTAAATCCGTGGCTTATCAATGTTGCCATGGCATTAACCTTGGTTGACATTTCATAAGTTTTTTGTCGCTTAATGTTAGGTTTTACATCTCTTGACCTTAATTTAAGTAATGGGTTACTGCTGGCAACATTGTTTGACAGTTTGATAGCTGCAAGAACAACTTTTATCTCTTCCATTTTGCAGCCATCAGTAATTAATTGCTGTTTTGCCGCCGCTGTTTCAGCCTGTGACCAACCTGTTGCATCTGACATTGCAACTCCTGTACTGCCACCGCTATTATCATTTCGTTGTGGCACATTACATTTCTGCAAGATTATCTGTCGCCTTGATTGGATATTGTTAAGCATACCTGTGTAATCATAATTGATTGCAAGTGGCTCAACTATTGGAGTTTTGCCATCTGCTGATGTATAGGTCTGCATCCATTCTCCGGATTTTGGTTTCCTTACTTTTTTAGTGATGTGCGGTGTTCCATCTTTATCAACTGTTGTTTCCTGTTCAACTGGGAAATCAACATCGTTCGTATGCCATACCGCCTGCGTATTCTGTTCAACATCATTTGTAAAATCTGAAATAAGTAGGTTTAAGTTATCCATTTCAGATATTTGCCGTTCAAAACAGCCCATTCTATCAAATGACCTTGTATATTCAATAATAGGAATTTTATGTAATGGATTCTCTTCTCCACTTCTCTCTAAAAATCCCCATTTTGTTTTTCCTTTTTCTGGTCCGTTAGTAATTTTTATTCCATCCGTAACTTCATAGCGAATATCTTTTGTAAAACAAGTGTAATATCTTGTACCGCTGTGTTTGTCTTTGATATAAGTACCTGCAAGAATAACCCTCTTATCGCTATAAGCTGTTGACCTTACAACAAATGTTGTTCTTGGATCTAATACATCATATGTAAAATAGCTTTCCCCATCTTCATATTCTGTATTTACATCAATAAGGACATATCCAACGCCGCCGATTTCAACATATCTTGCAAGTTCCTGCTGCTTCTGCCTTGCGTTTTGTGATTCGTAGCAACTGTTTAATTCCGCTATAGCTTCTGTGAGGTTAGAATCCTCATTGTCGCTATTTTGAACTAGCGTTATAGGATTTCCCCACTTAAAACCTAAATTAAACTCTGTGACTTCGTTAGCCACATTGTCGCAGCACTCACAGTCAATGTCCGGTCTGTAAGTCTTTGGATTCTTCCTAACTATTGGTTGTATTCCTGCATCATAATCAAGAAGAAACTGTATTCTGTTGGAATTAATATCATGCTCCAAAATTGCTTCACGCAAAATTGGTATTATATTGTCAGGTGTTATTTCTTTTGCACCTGTATAAATAGCAATTCTTCCTGTCTGCATTGTCTACACCTCTAATAAAATGTCATACCGCTTGAACTTCTGCTATCCGGTATTTCTTTAATTTGAAAATTATCATCATCGTTAGGCACATACCATATCCATTTGTGGCAATGCTTACACGCTAATTTATGTGTTCGTGGGTCTTTGCTGTTTGCCTTAGTTAAAAACTTGCGGCAGTTCGGGCACATAATCGACTTATCTTTATTTGCATAAAATTTCATATTTTACCTCTTTGCATAGCAAAAGCACCGCCACAATTAAGTAACGGTGCTTCTTGATAAGGAATGTTTTGTTTATGAAAAACAGTTTTGTAATTTCTTACAGATACAGTATATCATTAGTGCAATATGACATTCTATGACATCTTTAAATATGTATTACCATATTTTTCTTCAAATGCTTTAAGAGCCTTTCCGTGAAGTCTGATGATTTGTCTCCATGAATATTTCATTTCTGTAGCAATAACTTCAAAAGTTTTCTTTTCAATATATCTTGAAAACAAAATATTATAGCAATCTTCATTTTCTATACTGTCTATTTGCCCTATAATCAAGTTTTTCTTTTCAATGTATTCATCTATCATCTTATCAAGATTGCGCTCCATTTCGTCAATTTTGGCGTATGTAGTGCCTATTTTATCTGGGTCTGATGATGATATTACCTTTTCTTCGTTTCCAATAGCCGATATACTGCAAGAAAGTTCTTTAAGCTGTGCTATCTCTGTTAGTTTATTATTTATCATCCGATTAAGTCTGCTGATTTGATTAAGATAATCCTTGGTTGTCATAATAGATTAACCCCCTATATTGGACTTGACATTATTACTGTCTGCTTTATCCTATTTCCTTTTGTCATTCTTAACGCAAAGTTTGAGAAAACATCTGGAACATCATCTAATTGTTTCTTGCCAGATACTGAATACTGCTTTAATAGCGACATCATTACTCCGTATGGCTCGTTAGGCTTATAAAGTGATGAGTCTTTAAAAATAATGTGTTGCAATATCCAGTTTGAACATTGGAATATCCTTGCTTCCTTATTTGTTTCTGTAGGCGTATCTGTGATATTACATATCCATCCAACGCTCTCAACGCGCTTATTAACTTCCATTGCAACTCTGTCGCCGCCGGCGTTACGCTCAAATTCACACTCTTGTACTTTGTTATTCACAAGTACGCCTGCGGCATTTCTGTATTGTTCTTCATAATCTGCTGTGTTATCGCATACGCAATCAACGCAATAATAATCTTCTCCGTGTTTTTGCAATACCGGTAGCACAAAGTAATCTGTACCTTTTCCTTTAGTATCGCATTGTGCCGTAATAATCTCTGGTTCTCCATGTGGTAGATTGAGGTATCTTCGGATTTTATCATCTGGGAATAATAATCCTTCACGTTCTATAGGGTCTTGTTTATACAGGCAGCGATATGAGATTTCATCCATAAGCAACTGAATATCTTCAAAATCCTTTACTGTATAGCCACCAAATTCAAAGTCAAAATTACTTTCTCCTGTTACTGGATCTACATCAGGCACGGATATTACTTTAACTCGTTTGTTCCCCTCATAAGCTTGTATAATACGTCCTATTACGTCTCTAACGCTCCACCTTGTAGCAATATGTATTTCTTTACATGGGTTTCCATCCTCGTCTGGTATCTTTCTTTGTCGTGCATCTACTGCATATTTATCCCACAATTTATCAAGATAAGTTGGGTTAAGTGCTTCTTCAATGCCGCCTATCATATCATCAACTAGCAGAAATTTATTGGCTCTGACTTTACCGGCATTTTTACTGCCGACAGATGTACATTGTACAGATTGAAACGGCTTATATTTTCCTACGTTAAACTGTTCAAGCTTTGCATTTGTGCTTGTTACTTCAAGTCCAGGGAACACTTCTCCCCATGTATACTCGTCAGCGTTTGTGACAATATCATATACGCCATCATAGTACATTCGTGTAATGTCTCCGCTGTGTGAATAAAAAAGGTTATATCCGTTTGAGTACCAACCTATAACCGCAGAATGGAAAAACTTTTCGATTGTGGTTTTTCCTGTTCCGGGTGGGAGAGAAATACATAAAATATCATATTTATCATCAATCATGCCTTGTAATGCTTCTATTAAGCCTATTTTGATAAACTGTTTTCTTCTCGGCATATAGAATCTTTCTTTAGGTTCACGTTTCTTTTCTATGTATCTAAAAAAACTGTCAACAACCTTGTTTTGTGCTTCAATCAGTAAAATATCGTAAAACCAATTAATCAGCTCATATTCCGTTTTATTTGCAAACGCATACTTCTCTAAATCCCATATCGTGCCGCCTGTTTTAGCCGTGCAGAAGCCCTCTATAAGCTCTTTTGCCCTCTTAGTGAGCTGTAGTCCATACTTAATATCTTTCTCGCCGTTTATGGCTACACTGCAAGCGTCTACATAGGCATTAATTACCTGTTCATCTATTCCATTTCTCTCTATGTAATTTTCATATCCATTGATTGTAGAAATAAGGCTCTGACTAGCCATAAGAAAAGCACCTCCACTTTTCAGCAAAGGTGCTTATAGACCTCTGCCTATAATTGTTTTAGGGTAGCGCCATAAATCACTTATATGGCGGTGATATTTATTATTTCAGCAATCATCTTTAAATGTTAGGATAAACATTTCTTTTAGTTGTGCATGCATATATCCCTTTTTTCTCCAGTAATAAAGAATAACAATCAATTACATCTTCTGCTGGGCATGCATATGTTTTTATGCCATATCTTTCTGCTGTTTTTCTTTCAATGTAGCAGCTGTTCCAATCATAGTTTTCACATATTCCTATAAATACATCAGCCTGTGCCAGTTTCTTAAGGCTTTCGCCTAAGTACCATACAGCCTCTTTGCTGTCTTTCGGTGGGTTATCCTTAATGTAGCTGTCGATAAGCTCTAATTCTTCGCCCTCGTATATTTCAGCAATCTTTTTCATTTTCTGAATACTTGCTTTAATTTCTTCCTCTGTTCTACCTTTCATTGGCACACTTACAAATAATTTTTTCATTCTGCTTTTCCTTTCATATATTAAATTTTAGCAATACAGCGTTCTTTTACCATATTACCGTTAGATACGATTGGTGCTCCGTTCTTATCGCATACATACTTTTCAAACTGGCAGTTGACATTTATGTATGGTATACCTTTTCTATTACAGTCTGCGTGAAAATCAATGTCTGTAATTTTTTTCTGCCATTTACCATTAGCGTATATTTTTGTATAACCGCCTTTTCTAGTTTTGATTATGATTTTACTTCTTGATTTTTTCATATACTTTCTCCACTAATTCATCTGCATATCTTGTCATTTCAATCTGTGTTCCGTTTTCATCCCTTGTACCGACAGTTACATATCTGTTACTTCCACTTATCATATCTCCAATCCGTATTTCCGTTTTATCATCATCAAACTTGTAACATTTGCGCATTTCTTCGATGCAATTATTCATTTCAGTTATTTTCATAACCTCATTCCTTTCTCACGTTATTCGCTAATGCCTTTGTTTCCTCTAAGATTTTCATTGCTAAAGCTCTTGAAAACTCCATATTGTCTTTAGGGTATCTTCCTAAAATTGATTTTGCGTACTCATTAACTGCATCAACTGAAACATTAACATCAATAGTCATATCATGCAATTCAGATGTTTCTATCGGCTTGTCATCCTCATTACCAATATCCTTGGCATTTTCAATCTTTTTTAAATATTTTCTTATTAACGCATAATACCTTTTCCGATACCTCAATACATTCTGTTCTCTTTTCATCATTTGTGCATTTATTGTCTTTGTTATATCGGCAAGTAGTTAAGTTGCAATCATTCATTTTTAACACACCCCATTCTGCCAGCTATATAATGACTTCTTGTATCGCAAACTGTCCTACAATCAATAACATTGCCCTTATCGAGGCAAATCTCAAGGTACTCACATTTATCGCACCTTGTATCTTTCTCTTTATATTTCTTCGGCTTGTATTCCTTAAAATCCTCACACTCACAGTCTAAATCTGTGTCATTGCCCTTGCTACAAGTATATATGGGATATTCTTCTCCTATTTCTTCATCGAAAATATAATCTTCTTCGCTGAATTTGCATTTTGAACAATCATTCATTCCTCATAAACCTCTCAAAATCTTTCCTGCACTTAGGGCATAAATCAAAGGCATTTAACTTTTCATAAGCATATTTTCTAACTAAAAGTCCGCTTATTCTATAAACCTTTTTCAGAAACATACTTCTTTCATTTTCGTTTATTTCTGCGCCGCACCTATCGCATGTGTGCCATTCTTTTTCGTGTTTCATTCTTACACCAACTTTCTACCGCAGATAGGACAATAATCTATTTTCATTACCATTTCAACATTCATATCTTTACTGCTACACACCGCAAAGGACGGACATTTATTCAAGTCGCATGTAATTACAGGTTTATTTGACAACTTATCAAGCTTAAATTTACCATAACGCGTTATGACAGGAAAATTTTCCTCACAAAATTTACACATATTGCACCTCAAATCTTCGTAAATATATTCAAATCATAGTTATCTCTGATATAGTCAACGACTTCCTGTAATTTGCTTTTCACAAATTCATCTTTGGCAATATCTGGGTGTGTGTAAAACATGCAACTGTCTTTCTTTCCGTCTGCTTTATATTTACGATAGTTAAATGTCATTATAAACAATGGTATTCTTGTTAAGTTCTTTGTCTTGTGTCTTATCCAACAGTTAATAATTCCCTCAATCATCATTCTTCCCCCATAAATTATCTGGTAATTCCTCGCCGCCATAAATCTTGTTAGCGTATTTCTTAAATGTCGGTACGCTGCAACCTGCTACTTTTGCCGCCTTTACCTGTGAAGCCTGCCCCGATATGTATAAGTTAATTGCTTCATAAAACTTATCTTTGTTTAGTGGGTGTACGCCCATAGCCATAATAATCACTCCTTGCTTTCACACCAACTGCTCTTACAAGCGTGATTCATAATGTTAATTAAAACCTTTTCAGAAGAAAAGTGAACTAAGCTGTAATCACATTGTGCTGAAAACTTTGTATTGAAATATTCATCAACTAACATCTTGTAGTCTGTATTATCGTCCATATCACTTATAGCCGCATAATAGGTGTCTGTATATCCGTCACGCTCTATGTCAGTTTCTTTTGTTAGGTTATCTACTACTCTTGATAAAACCTTATCTGTTAATGGGTAGTGATATTCTCCAGTACATTCTCCGTGTTTATCTAAAAAGTATTTAAAGAATGCTTCTACATTTTCTTTGAGCGTTTTATCATTAGTCCAATCATAAGCTATCTTGCCGGCTCTGTTTATCATTCTTTCTTCGGCAACTTCCCAATCACTTTGAGAGTATTCGCTTATCGGCTTAAACTCTTTCACTTTTTTATCTTTGGGTAAAAAAGAATTACATTGTTCTCTGTTAAGAGAATTACACTCTGTACTATTTGATTTGTAATCTTTGTTTAAGTAATCTATGTTAGTACTCTTTGGTATTGCTTCGTCACTAGCTTGTGTTTGATTTTTCATTGGCTCATTATTGATTACGCACTCGTGCGTAATGGTTTTTTCATTTTCTGGAATTTCAATTTTATAATCGCTTAATGGATAGCCATTCTTTTTAAGGTCTTTTGCAATATTTACAAGATTTACCCTATATTGTAATGTTCTATCCCACTTATATTTAGGGTTATTTCGTTTTGAGATATAACCCATATTCACCAAATCGCTGATATATCTTCTTATCTGGCTTGCAGATAAACCTAACATAACCTCATCAGCTAATTCCTCGGCGGTTTTATATATCCAACCATAGAAAAGCTCTCTTTCCTCTTCTCCATTGCTCTTTGCGATCTCATTTTCTTTCTTGATAAACTTATCGGCATCTGAAACTCTTTCAGACCAATAGATAAACTGATTAAGAATGATTGCTTTTCTATAATCGTTTGTTATTGATAATAAATCTTCTCTAATTACTGCTTTTTTAATTTTTATGTCTGTCATAAATTACCTCCTACGATAGATAACCCTACGATTTATATAAAAACAGTTGCCAGGAGTTCGTAGGTTACTCTTTTCGTGTTGCAATCACTAGGCAACTGATTTTACCAATATTATTCCGGCTTATTCATCTCAAAGAAATGCTTCTTGCATCTTGAATCATCGCTATCAAAGCTACAATCTGGTTTAAATCGTTTTTGGCATTCATCACAAGACCAAGATGTTACACCTTCAAGCTCTGAAACAGCACCGCAAAGCTCGTACAATTCATCATCTGTGCAATTCAGCACATAATCCGCAAGTTCCATTCTTATTTTTCCGATTGAACGATGCTTAATCAACTTTGCCATTTTATTTACCTCCACGAATGATAATTTCCACGATTTTAGATATAACAACAAACAGGCAGTCGCGGTCTGCTTTTCGGTAGCTAACCTAGTTTGCTGTTAATCTGACATATGGACTTGCACCATACTCACCACCCAGTTAAGGAATCGAACCTCACACCTCGAAGAACCGCATCTCCAAGGGTACACCGACTGTAATAGGAATTGAACCTATCTCACACTATGTTGTCAGAACCAAAACCCTATTCTAACTAGTATTAGTCTGCTACCAGCTTACGCACGCAGACTTGAAAAAGGATTTTAGCGCAGATAGCAGGAATCGGACCTGCATAACGATTTTACTCGTTAGAGAGATTAGCAATCTCTTGTGATACCATTACACCATATCTGCAAATACCGCCTATAACGGCTATCAAGAAACAAGAACAGAAACAATAAAATATTAGGGGTGTTTTGATAAGGAGTGCTTCTTGATAAGCTGATTTTCACATGGCTATGTATATACACGCCAAACCCTCTCAAGCGGTCTTGCACCGCTTTTAACTGAACAAAATCCAAAGAGGTATATGAAAGGAGGACTGTTCTGTGTAAAATGCAAAAACACAATAATGAACAGCCAAACGAATAAAAAGAAAAATAAACTACCCTTATGGGAATCGAACCCATATTACAGAAATCAAAATCC